GTCCGCAGTGCGGACCCTACGGTATTGTCAGCGCGGCCGTTCAGCGGGATGTGCCATCCATCGAGGAACGGGGTCATTGCCTTGGTAATCAGCTCGGCCATTGCTGAATCGAACACGCCCGCTTCAACGCCCTTGGCGACGGCCAGCATCTCGGCTTCGGGGTTGCACGGCACCGGGACGACGCTGTATTCGATCCCCGCCCAGCGGTCGATGACCGGCACGCCTTTCAATTCGGGCCGGCGGGCGACTTCGTCGCGGCTCGCCTCGCGGATGTTCAGCGGCAGGAACCCGATGCTCTTGCCGGTGCAGGTCGGCACCGGCTGCTGCAAGAGGTGCAGCACCGCCGACGGCAGCCAGGGGACATCGCCCCAGTCGGGGGGCTTGGCCGGGTAGTGCGTCTTGGCGATCAGCCGGCTCCCGGCGGTGCCGTTCTTCGGTTTGATCCACCAGCACGACCCGGCCGGGAGCTGGCGGTAGTCGTGGGCGAACGGCACCACGCGGTTGTAGGCCGACCAGTCGCCGCCGGCCGGCAGGACGCATTCGCGATCGCGGTCCAGGGCGTCGGTGGTGATGGTGCTGATGTCGGTGCGCTCGCCGGGGTCCAGTTCCAGCTCGGCGGCGGGCGCCGAGCGCCGCCGGTAACTGAAATCGCGGGGCAGTCCGCGTGAGAGTGCGTCGATCCGCCGGGCGGTCGCCTCGGGGATGAGGAAGCCGGAGGCGGCGTGTTCGACTAGGTTGGGGAGGGATTTCGGTTTCATATCCGTCTTTTGCAATAGTCATTCGTCATTTGTCCCTGGTCCTTTTCATTGCGATGGGGAGTCACTGCAAAAGGGGACAGGTGATAAGGAAGCAGGGGCGGTATCTATCTGGGAACGCCCACCGGTGCTTGCACCGTGGGCTTGTCGGAATGTCCCCTCTTGACAGGTTATCGTTCGAATACGCAAACGCACGGTGCAAGCACCAGTGGGCGTTCCCATGTCGTGTCGCTACGCGCCGCGGTCCTATAGCGGTTTTCATGTTGGTGGCACGTCTTAACGAGCCGCGAGCGTGAGCGAGTCGGTAAAACCGCTCCCTTACGGTCGCGGCTCGTAAAGATAACCGCGCAACCAACATGAAAACTGCTCTAATAGCGTCGTGAGACAGAAGCAGGCGCCTCCGGCTTCCCCGTCACCGCATCCACCGGCGTCATCGTGTTCGGCACCAGCGGCGTTTCCCCCCACGGGACCGGCTCCAAGTCCAACGCGGCCCGCATCTCGTTCCTTGTGACGGCGCCTAACGATGCCGCCACGCGGTTTTGCTCCAGGGCAAAGACTTCGTCTTCGGCCAGCGGTGAATCGAAGGCCAGCAGGAGCCGGCCGCTGGTGTCGTACATCCGCAGGAGGCGGCGGAGGGCGCCGCCGAGGCGGTTGCAGCGGGGTTGGATGGTTCGCCTGGCATACTGGTATTCGGCGGACTTGGCGCTGGCCAGGTTCGCTTCATTGAGGTCGAGCATCGCGTTGGGGACGCCGAAGGCGTTGGCGATGTCGGTCTTGATGGCCTTGGCCCGTTCCAGCTCGACGACGTCGCCGGGCTTCCAGCCCAGGACCTGGAGAGAGCCGGGGTATTCGCTGACGAGCAGGCCGCCGCGGCCGGCGCGGGCGAACTCCTCGCGCATGGCGGATCGGACCCGTCGGGCCTCGGCCTCGCCGATGCCGCCCCCTTCGCTGTCGCCGCGCGGGGACCAGATGGCGTCGGGGCGGGCCATGTTGTCGAGCAGGGCATTCAAGTGGGCGTCGCCCTTGCGAGCGATGCGGATTTTTTCGATGGCCGCCATGAGCGGCGCATAGCCTCCGCGATAGGGGTCGTCGGGGTCGGGGTTGCTGAAGCGGAGCACATCGCAGGGGTCGTAGCGGTAGCCGCCGGCGCCATAGGTCGAGCCGTATTCGTAGCAGGCAATCACCTGCCGGCCCGACGGGTCGGGGACCTCGCGGACCAGGTGGGCGCGGAGCAGGCGGACCTGGCGGGGGACGCCCAGGGCGTCGCGGTCGAGCAGCCAGTAAGCCCGGCCGAGGGACTCGAGATAGAGTTGGGTGAGGTAGATGAGATCGTGGCCGCTGAGATCGGGCTGGCCGCCGTCTTCGGTTGCATCTTCGTCAAATGCTTCCGGAGCGCTCGCCCCCACGCCGGTGTGCTGTACGTCGAGCAGGCGGAGTAGCGGGTGATCGGTGATCTCTTCGATCTTCGATCCGCCTGCGGCGAAGGCCGAGCCGGCGCGTCCCAGGCCCAGTTGGCGCAGGACTTTCGTCGAGACGGGTCGGGCGGTCCATCGGGTGACCGGTTCGTTCGGGGCGGTTCGGACGAACAGCCGCAGCCGCGTCGAGGCAACGGCATCGGCGTTGAGGTGGGCGCAGGCATAGGCCACACCGGTGATCTGCCGGATCAGCTCCCGCGGCGTGGGGGCGCGGTCTTTGCGGAACTCGTCGGCATACGGCGCCCCGTGCGGCAGGTAGAACATCCCGCCGGAATTGCCGACCGAGGGTTCGGCCGCCTTGGTGACGCAGGCGGGGATGGCGGTCGCCGCGGGAAGGGAGTAGATGGGTTCGAATAGCACGGTAGGGCCTTTGGAGTTTCCGGGGCCGGAGTTAGTTATTAGTAGCGATGATTCCCCGCTCATCGAGGGCGCGCCAAGCACAAGCACGCAAGTGCTTGTCATCCTGAGCGCAGCGAAGGACCTCTTCGTTCCACGACAGAAGAGATCCTTCGCTGCGCTCAGGATGACGGCTCAAAGCCGTCGATTCACTTTCGAGAATTACTGAGAGAGGGGAAAAGCGCGGGCCTCAAATCCCAACGTCCACATCGCGCCACACATCCGGTCCCTTTTCGGTCCGGCTTTCGCTCATCGGGTCCGCGTCTTCCGCCGCCGGCCCTGCGGCACCCGGCGCCCCCTTGCGTTTCTGCACCCAGATAGCGGCATGGGACAGTTCATCGACCTGGTCGCTGTTCTCGCTGTTGGGCCAGGAGAGCAGTTCCTGCTGCAGTTCCCAAAGCCATGGCGCGTCCTGCTTGAAGTAGATCAAACCAACGGCCATGCGGATCTCGGCGGTTTCGCTACGGGCTTCCTTGCTGCCGCGAGCGCCAATCGGTTTCACGGTGAGGCCGTGACTTTTGATCGTTTGCAGAATGCCCTGTCCGATGCCGTTCTTTTCCACGCCCATCCATGGCAGGTTAAAGTCCTCGTAGATTTTTTCAGCCATCTTCACTACGTCGGGGGCTTCGAGTTGGTCCCGGTAATGATGGATCTTCAGCATTTCGCCGTCGGGCGTGATGTCCCATACGCCAATCACCGTGTAGCAGGGGCTGTTCGCGTGACCGCGTCCGGAGGCGCCGGTGACGGCGGGGTCCATCATGCCGAAACGGTCGCAGCGGTCGATGCGGACAGATTTGGATTCACTTTTGAGGCCGTGCAGGGTGTAGAACTCGCCGTCTTCCGTGAAATACCGGAACCACTCGCGTTTGAACCGCGCGCCGCCCGCGGGGGCGGGGCGCTGCTGGAACTGGCCGGCATAGCCCAGCGGCCCGAGGCGCACCTTGAAGTCGGCAACCTCTCTGGCGCCGATCCTCTGGGGCCAGAGCAGTTCGCCCTCGGCGGTGCGCGGGTCGGACCAGCCGAGCGACGTCGTGCAGCGGCGCTGCGGCTCGAACTCGGCCGGCAGGCATAGATGCTCGTAGCCGCCCTGCTCGAGCACGTGGCCGGAGAGGTCGCCTTCCGCGACGCGCTGCATCACGATGACTTTGGCGCCGGTCCGCGGGTCGTTCAGGCGGGTGCTCATCACTTCGTCCCACCAGGTGAGGGTGTCTTCCACCTTCTTGCGGCTGTCGCGTTCCTTGACGTTGTGCGGGTCGTCGACGACCACGATGTCGCCGCCCTCGCCGGTATTTGAGCCGCGGACGCCGGTGGCGATCCGGTAGCCGGTCTGGTCGTTGTCAAAGCGCGTCTTGGCGTTCTGATCGCCGGTGAGGCTGAACTGTTCGCCCCACCGCGCCTGGTACCAGGGCGAGCCGATCACCGAGCGACACTTGCGCGAATCGCGCGTGCTGAGGCTCGACGTATAGGCACTGTAGAGCCAGCGCGTTTGCGGCCGTGAGGCCCACAACCAGCACATCCAGAAGACCGACACGCACAGGCTCTTGGCATGCCGTGGCGGGACGTTGATCAGCAGGTTCCGCAACTGGCCAGCCGCCACGGCTTGCAGGTGCTCGCAGATCGCGTCGAGGTGCCAGCCTGGGACGAACGGAGTTGCCGGCTCGACGATATGCCAGGCGCCCCGGACGAAATCATGCAGGCTTCGCTGATACAGGGCCGCCTCGATCCGCGCCAGAGGCGGGAGCGGGCAAGCTTCTTCCAACTGCGCCGCCACCGTGGGTGCGCGCTTCGAGGGCTTTGCGGATTTCGGCACGGGTCAAAAGGGCCAGGCGAAGTAGAGCGAGCACCTGGCGTTGTTGCTCGACGTTGAGACGGGACCAGTCGTATATCTCAAGCTTGCCGGCCGTCCGCCTATTGCCGGGATCGTTGCGGCCGAACTGCTTGCGCCAGCGCCGTTCCAGCACCCAGGCGGACGCCTGCCACGCGGAGGACCTGCTGATCTTATTCAGGTGAAAGACTTTTCCCTTGTGGATCGCCTGCCGCAAGCCGAGGGCAAACGCCGGATCGGCACGGCGCCTGGCTCGAATGACCGAAACGGGGACGCCGATGTATTCGGCGGCGTCCTTCAGTGATGCCCCCACGCTGACGCAGTCGTAGACGCGGCCGATGCCGACGTCGGTGAGGCTCGCCGGGGCTGCCGGCTCGCTGGGTTGTGCATTCATGGAGAGGAGGGGTCGGTGATCGGCAGGGGCGGTGTCGGGCGGATTAGAGCATCTGTCAGCCAGCCGTTACGCCAGCCCCTGCGCCGGGTCCGCGCCGCAGCTCCGGTCCTTACGGCTGTCATTCGCTATTTCGCCGACGCCGCGGGACTTGGGACGTTGACCGCGTCCTGGGGGACGGCACCGCCTTGAGCGGCTTTATGTGCCGCCACCGCTGCGGCCAGGTGGGCGCGGGCGGAGATGACGTCGGGGTCCTTGGCGATGGCGTCGCGCTCGATCTGGGCGATGCGCTGCCCCGCTTCCAAGCCGTGCTGGGCGATCGGAAGGATCTGGTCGTCCTGGCCAGCGGCACGCAATGCGACTACCTGGGCCTGGGCGGATTGCTTGTCGTTCAGGGCGGCCTTGTAGCCGGCGTCCTTCTTCAATGACTCCCTCAGTCGGCCCATGGCGGCATCGAGTTCCGCGGTCGCCTGAGTTACTGCCGGATCAGCCGCGGCGACGTCCGCCGGCTGCGAGGTGGGCCTCGGTTTGGGGGCCGGCGGCGGGGCCGCCGCGGCCGGAGGATCACCAGCTACGGGAGCGCCGCTATCTGGAGGCGCCGTTGGGGCCGGATTGTCAGGTGTAGTTGTGTTCGAACTGTCACTGATGACGCCGGTACTAGCCCCGTTGTACGGGTATCCATTGGGGTAGCCGTAAGGATATTGACCGTAGGGGTATCGATTGTTGGGGTACCGTCGGTCCGTACTGGACGATGGGTTCTGGTTTCCATTAGACCGGGTGCCAGAAGGTGGTGTCTTAGTAGACGATGGCGGCGTTTGCGTCGAACCGGAGCCAGTCCCTGGTTGCGAACCGGAATCCTTCTTCCCGGAGGTCTGTGGCTGTGGCGGAGGTTGCTGCTGCGCCGGCGGCGTTTGCTGTTGCGCGGGCGGCTGTTGTTGTGCCGGCGGCTGCTGACGTGCCGCAGGTTGCTGCTGTTGTTGTTGTTGAGGTTGACCGCTCGCAGGCGGCTGCCGGGGGTTGCCGTTCACGGTGCAGGCGAACGCACCGAGGGCCACAGAAGAAACGGCGACAATCAATGCGTGTTTCTGTTTCACCGGGAACCTCCGTGAACGGGACTCGCCAGGACGAATTTAAAGCCCACAGTTCCAATGACGCGATTGAAGACTTGAAGACGGCAGGTAAACCATACCCCGCTCGTCATGTCGCCGCAACCCATTTTTCAAAAGCTTGATACACAAACCCAGACCAAGATCGGCGGCGTGCGGCAACCGGCCGCCGAATACACGGCTGACACAGCAGAGCCCGTGAGGTTAGCCGAATTCATTCGGCCAAGGCGGGTTTTTCGCTACAGGCGCTACCAGATCACTTAAAAGACGAGGCAGAACAAGGCGTTACCGATATTCGAACGACGCCACGGCCCTTCCGGCACTCAGCCCGTCGGAGCCCGCACCGCGCTTGCCGCAGTCGCGCCGGCGCTGGAACCCGGTCTTGCGGAACCCCACGCACTTCCACAATCGGCTCCGGCACAGAGAAGCGATCATTGAAGGATGCGAGGTGGTCACGTTCACACGCCGGCCCATCGCCAGGCGGAGCGAAGCGACGGCATCGAGCACCCGGCCGCCGATCCCGAGGCCCTGGTAATCGGGCAGGACAACGATTCGGGAGATCCGATCGCGCCCGACCCGGCCGGTGAGCGGCAAGACGGCGCAGAATCCCGCCGGCTGGCCCTCCCACGTCGCCAGGTAGCACTGGGCGGAGGGGTGCAGGTGGCTGTTCAAATAGTGATGACGCGCAAACAGCCGCCAAGCCGGACGCCGGCAACGAAACAGCTCGATCTGGATCTCCGGTCGCCGAAGCCGCCCCCTTGCCAGCTCGCGGCTGGCCATATCCACCATCCAGTCCGGCTCGAGCCATGGCGCGATGTCGTAATGGCAACTGACGGCAACGAACTTACGATCGATCCGGCCGGATCGGATGGCCCGCGCCACCGCCGCCGACCCCACCCGGGCGACGGTTCGGTCCACGACGCTGGTGAACTCATCGAACACGATTAACTTCCGCTCGGCCAGCAGCGCGCGGGCGAGGTCGCAGCGAAACTTTTCGCCGTTGCTGAGCACGCCATAGGGTTTGACCCACGCCGGCGGGCTGCTGAAACCGACCGCCGTCAGGACCTGGGTCACCTGTTTGACCGGCAACTCGCCGAACCCGTCGATCACGGCGCGGTCGGCATCCCATTCGCCCGCCTGGTGGACGCCCGGCCCGAAGGCCTCGCGGGCAATGGTCGATTTGCCGGAGCCGGAGGGGCCGACGATCAGGCCGATCTGCCAGTCCTCGTCGGCCGAGGGGACTTCGACGGAAAATGTTTCGTGGCTCGTGTCGGCCAGGGCAAGGTCGAACATTCCGGCGACTTGAGAGACGCGGAATGATGGACGAACCGTGCAGGAGACTGTGGCTTGAACCAAAGGCATAAGAAGCTGATGTGCGATACAATCTCGACCCAGGCGGCGGTTTTTGCGATGGGTGCTCAATCTCGCGGCGGCCTTTTCGGTTCTGCCCTGATGGCAATGGTCGCGTTGTGGTGCCCCTCATACCGGGTCGGTGACGACGTGCGTTGGCTGGATTGCCGTCCGATGGGAAGCCCGGCGATGATATGGGGAACGACATCAGGATGGCAACGTCATCATGAAAGG